GTCGATCTGCTGGTTGGGGCGTTTGATCTCAACCAGCGCCGCAAGTTTGAACTAAAAAACGCTGAAGGCAAGAAAGTTGTTGATCTGTTTTTCAAACCGATCACACGCGCTGACCGTAAAAAAGCGCAAAGCCTTTCTGGCACTGACGAAGCATTAGACATCAGCACGCAGATGCTGTGCCAGATGGCAGAGCTTGAGGACGGCTCAAAAGCTTTTGTTTCTGCTGATGCCCCCAAGCTTCAACGGCAGTTGCCTGAGTCTGTGTTGAACGAACTTGAGCTGTTCTTGTTTGGCGTTGGTGAAGACACTGACATAGAAGAAGCAAAAAACGACTGAAGCAGGACAGGTGGACTTTCTTCGAGTTCTTTTTGGCCTGCGAATTAGGAATGACAGTCAGCAGGCTTCGCACGGAACTGACCGATGCGGAGCTTGCTCACTTTGCCGCTTATTTCCAAATCAAGAGTGAGGAGGAAGAAAAGATAATGAACCGCGCAAAGCACAGTCGGCGGTAAGATTGGTGCATTGCTAGGGGCGTTGTGGCAGAAACGAGTATTCGCTTTAAGGTCGAAACTCGCGATGCCAACAGAAAAGTTGCGCAGTTAGAAAGACAGGTAAGAAAATTAGAGGTTGCTGTTCAAGCCGCCGGTGGCACTACCAGAAAATCAGCTACTGGTTTTAAAGCTTTTGGTCAAGGTGCTCAAGTCGCAGGCGTTAGTGCAAAGGCTCTTGGGGTAGCGATCAAAGGAATGCTTGGGCCGCTTTCTTTAGTGGCAGGCGCAACAGCGGCTGTAGTGGGAGGCTTTAAAGGTTTTGTTGAAGCTGACAAAGCGCGTGCTGCGGTTAAAACTCTTGGGGTCGATGTCAAGACGCTTGAAGGGCAGCTTGTTGGCGTCGTTGCTCGGACAGGTGGCTTAGCAAGTACCAACCAACTTTTAGCCGCTTCTTACGACGTAGCTTCCGCTGGTTTCGGTAAAGCAGCAGACATCACTAAAATTCTTGAGGCTTCGTTGCTTGGTGCTGTCGGCGGCATGACCGACATCAACACAGTTTCTGACGCGGCAACGAGCGTAATGAACGCTTTCGGCCTGACGACAGATAGCGTCAGCAAAATTGTTGACGGTTTCGTCCAGACACAAAACGACGGCAAAATTGTTGTTGGCCAGTACGCAAGTCAAATTGGTCGCGTTGCTCCAATTGCAGCCGCTGCTGGTGTTGGCATTGATGAACTGAACGCAGCAATCTCAACTGTGACCGCGCAAGGCGTTCCGGTCGAAAGTACGTTCTCAGGCATTAACCAAATCATTGCTTCTATTATTAAGCCAACAGGCGAAGCAGCAAAGGCCGCAAAACGATTAGGGCTTGACTTCAGCAGTGCAGCAATCAAGACCAAAGGTTTCGGCGGATTTTTGGAAGACGTTATTGAGAAAACAGGCGGCAGCGAAGTAGAAATCACAAAGTTGTTTGGCTCTGTTGATGCCTTGAAAGCGTTAATGCCTTTGATAAACGATGATCTAGTTAAGTTCAATAAAAACCTTGATAATCAAAAGAATGCAACCGGTGCCGCTGGTGATGCCGCTGACATTATGGGGCAAACGGTATCGTCACAGTTAAGCCAAATCGTCAACAACATTACAACGCTTGTTAGAGGTTTAGATCAAGTTCTTGGGCCTGCAATTAAAGGGTTGTTGGATCTTATTAATTCAGTTTTGACTGCTGCAACAGCGGCGGTTGCGAAGCTGACTGAAATGTTCCAAATGAATCGTGCAAGAACACAAGCACGCGAAGAATTAGGCGGTGTGATGGGACGCGGAACAAGGAAAGCTGACCCAGCCGCAGTTGAAGCTCGTGCGCAAGAGATATTTGAAGCGTCTCAGGCGGCATCTGTAGCAAAGGCAGTACAAGACTCTATTAAACCGCCTGCCAATACAATCTTGCCAGCAGGTAATTTGACAGCCGGCAGTCGTGGCAAAACAGATGCAGAAAGGGCGGCTGAGGCACTGGAAAGGCAAAAGCAGTCTGCCAACCAATTACTTGTCAGCCTCAAGCAGAAAGGACAGCTAGAAGCGGCATCTACTGAGACGCAACGACGGGAACTTGAGTTGCAGTTCGAGAAAGAAAATTTAGCAACAAGGTTCCCGCTCTTATCAGAAGAGCAATTAAAAACCTTGCGCGATGTGTTGGATGAAAACTATGGAATTACTGATGAAAAACGTAAGCAAAAAAAACTAGACGAGGAATTAGCAAAGAAAGCAAAAGAAACGGCTGATAAATACAAACAGCTAGGCGACGCTATTAAAAGCAATGTTACCAACGGAATTTTGGATGCGATTGAAGGTACTAAAACTTTAGGTGAAACTGCTCTTGGAATTATTAAGCAGCTAGCAAGACAATTCCTGACGATGGGAATCAATCAAGGATTCAGTGCGCTGGGAAGCACTGGTGGAATACTTGGCAAGTTATTTGGTGGTGGCAGGGCTTCTGGTGGCACTGTGAAAGGCGGCACGTCTTACATGGTTGGCGAGCGTGGCCCTGAATTATTTACCCCTGGACGCTCTGGCAGTATTGCGCCGAACAGCGCAATGGGTGGCGCTAGTGTGACTGTAAACGTTGACGCCTCTGGCTCTTCTGTTGAGGGTGATGGTCCAAACGCTTCGCAACTTGGCAAGGCGATTGGTGCAGCCGTGCAGGCTGAACTAATTAAGCAAAAACGCCCTGGAGGACTTCTTAACTAATGGCTAATTTCCCTTCAATTGCACCAACTTATGGTGTTCAAAAAACCAGCGCACCAAACGTTCGCATCGCGCAGTTTGGTTCGGGCTATAGCCAGCGCACCACGTTCGGCCTCAACCAAAACCCAAAAACCTACAACCTGACGTTTGAGGTTTCTGAAACGGATGCTGACACCATCGAAGACTTTCTGGATGCTCGCGGTGGTGTTGAAAAGTTTGACTTTACACCTCCTGGCGATAGCAGCGGCAAGTACATCTGCCGAAACTGGAGCAAGTCCATTCCGTACTTGAATCGTGCAACGATCCAGGTAACTTTCGAGCAGGTATTTGAAGCATGACAGTTCCACAATCAATTCAAGAACAGATTCAGTCTCTTGAGCCTTCAGCAATCATTGAGCTGTTTGAACTAAAACTAACCGAAGAAATTAATGGGACTAACCAGACTTTTTATTATCACGCTGGAACGAATGAGCTAAGTGCGAATGTTATTTTTAACGGCTTGACTTACGTGGCTTATCCGATTGAAGTTGATGGGTTTGAGTTGACGACAAAAGGCACGCTACCTAGACCGTCAATGAAAATTTCCAACGCGGACAGTGCTATCTCTGCATTAATTTTGCTCTTCAACCCATTGCAGGCAAAAGTTACGCGTATTAGGACATGCAAAAAGTTTCTTGATGCGGCTAACTTTTCTGGTGGCAATGCGACGGCTGACCCGTCTGCAAAGTTTGAAGATGAAATTTGGTACATCGACAGAGTGGCTAACGAAAACCCGGAGCTGGTTGAGTTTGAGTTAACTAGCAAGCTTGATTTGACAAATCTTGCGTTGCCACGTCGTCAAATTTTAGAGCACTGCCCTTGGCAGTACCGCGGCTCTGAATGCGGTTACATCGGAACGGCAAGCTTTGACATCAATGACAACCCGGTTAGTTCGTCTCAAGATAATTGTGGCAAGCGTTATAGCAGTTGCGTGAAAAGGTTCCCGACAGGATTGCTGCCATTTGGAGGTTTCCCAGGTGCAAGACTTCAGACTTGAGGCTGAAGCCCATGCTGAAAAAGAATCACCCAAAGAAGCTTGTGGCCTTGTAGTCGCAGGCGTCTATATATCTTGCCGCAATATTGCCACTAATCCTGAGGAAGATTTTGTTTTAAATCCTGTTGATTACGCACGCGCTGCATTGACTGGAAAGATTGAAGCTATTGTGCATTCACATCCACAAGGCGGTCCGGCGAGCGAAGCTGATCTTGCAGCTTGTAAGCACACAAGACTGCCTTGGTACATTTATTCAATGCCTAATCGCCAATGGTTAACCACCAAACCCTGCTAGGCCGCCAGTGGCAATACGGGGTCAATGATTGCTTTACGTTGATTCGCGATTGGTTTGAGCTGCAGGGCATCAAGTTGCCTGACTTTTCCCGCCCAGACAACTTAGAGGTTTGCGACAGCATATTTTTAGAGCAGGCTGAAGCGATCGGGTTTGAGCAGGTTGCTTTTGAGCGGCGCAAGCCTGGGGATGTGTTAATCATGCGACTTGACACGCGAACACCGATGCACGCTGCAATTTTGCTGCCTGATGAGTTGATTCTCCACCAGCGGCAGGATTCATTGAGTGCGATTGAGCCGCTGCGGCGGTACTATGTCGAAAGGATTGCAGCAGTGTTTCGCTATGCAGCAGGTCGTCAGACTGCTGGGTGATCTAGGAGACCGGTACGGTGCTGAGCACACGTACTTCAACCTAAGAACGCCTGCGGACGCAATCAAGCTGTTGTGTATCAATTCGCCTGCATTTCAAGAGGAGTTGACGCACGCCCATGAACATGGCGTTGCCTACCGGTTAATTCAAGCTGGTACGGATTTAGATCTTGAAGATTTGCAGTTGCCGATCGGCAGCAACGATCTGATTTTGACGCCTGTTGTCGCAGGTAGTGGTGGCAAGGGAGTAGGAAAAGTTTTGTTTGGCGCTGCTTTAATCGCAACTGCAATTTTTACAGGAGGCACTTCCATTGCTTTTGGCGCAACTGGTTTTGGTCTTGCTTCAGGTGTTGCAGCAACAACAGCATTAAGTCTTTCAATTGCCGCAGGAAACATTGGCCTTGGTCTGGTTCTTGCTGGTACTGCACAACTGCTATCGCCGCAGCCGACAATCCCAAAGCTTGGTGGTTCAAATAGATTAAGCAGTGGTGAATCTTCAAGCACTGATGGTCCGCAAGGCGTTGTACGGGGCACTGACGGTAGACAGTCATACGCTTACACAGGCGCTGCTAACACGGTCGGCGTAGGGGCAACCATTCCTGTTGCCTATGGCGAGGTTTTGATTGGCAGTCATTTGCTAAGTGCCAATGTTGATGTTGCAGACGAATCTGATCCGCTTAAAACAGCGATTAGAGATCCTGGCGCAAGTACGATACAAGTCGGAGGGGAGAAAATTGGTTTTGGCAGTTTTGAGAGTGCATCTGGCGTAAAAGTAAAACGCTCTAGAAAAACTTTGGGCAGCAGCAATAATCGTCAAAAAGTAGCCAACAGTTTTCTTGACTTGCGAGATGGCGAAACAGAAACGGAAGGTAGTATTAACGAAAGCACAAGTAGAAGAGAGCGACTTGATTTTATTTTCGAGCTTCGCGATGGGTTGTTTGATTTTGTGGATGCCCCTGGGTCGACTTTAGTTGATGGCTTTTTTACTTACAGAATCACACTTG